TATTTCGGATTCTGATCTTTTTAATTTATCCTTGTAAATACTGATTATTTCTTTTAATTCGTCCCTTGAAAATTTTATTTCGTCGTGGGCTTTTCCCTGTAAATTAATTAAACGATCAACCCCAATACGTTTTTGGATCCCTATTTGGTAGTTTAATAAATTGCCGTGTAAATGTTGATTGCAATAAACGCATTGCCCGTGAACGTTGTCCTCGTTGAACGTTACCGCTTTGTAGCCTCCTGAACTAAAATAGTGTCCAGCGTCAAACTTTTGACCCAATAAAGAACCGCATGAAATACAACCTTTGTTTCTATCTCGATTCCGTATAAAACTATTAAAATAAATTTGCGCTAATTTTGACAGCTCCTGTACCGTTTGCAATTTTTCCTTTATTTCGGTTTTTCGTGTTTTCCATTCTTTTTCCTTTTGTGAATTTACCCAAACTTTTATACAAGGTTCGTCTAAACAATATTTTTGGTTAAATTTTATTGGGGTAAATATAGCCTTGCAATTTTTACATTTTTTCATTAGTCTGTTAATTTAAAAGTTAATATAATATCATAAGGCTTTGTATAATCAACTTTATTTTTTTTAACAGGATAAATTGATACTAAAAACTCAGAATCATAATAGAAATTAATATCAAATACTTTATTATCAAATTCAAAACTATTCCATTCATCGATAGTTTCATAATACATAGTTTTTTCATATTTACAATTATTTATTTCTGTAGATATAATTACCTTTTGTTTAAATGGATTAACCTCCACATTAAATTTTATTTTCATATTTTTCATATCAAAAATTATTTGCTTTAAGTTCATTATTCAATTGTTCTATTTCATATTTTAAATCTAAATTTAATCTTTCTAGCCTATGTGATGCCTGAGAAAATTCACGAGCTTGTTTTTCCATAATTAAAAAAGTTGTTAAAACTTCGCTTAGTTCGTTTTCAGTTTCCAGCATTGAATTTATTAAATCGGTTCTTTGTCCGTTTTTTTGTTCGATTTCTTCACGGCTAATTTTTAACTTGAGTAAAGTTTTTCGTAAAATAGCGTTTGCGCTTAAAATTTGTAATTCCATTTTTTCGTGTTTTTATTGGTTTATATTGTTTAATTCGTCCCAAATATCTAGTTTTTTTTGGACTTTAAATAAACTACTTTGTTTTGGCCTGTAATTTTTCAAAGGGTCCACACTATCAACCGTAAATCCAACTCCAAAATTATAATTACAAAGTACGGGAATATTCAACTCAGTATGTTTCCCCCCTGTATCCGTGTCTTTTATTTTCTCGACGCCTACCAGCGTTAAAAATTTCATTGTTGGGTGCTTTATTAGTCTATGAATAACAAACATATCATCGCAACGGTTTAAAAACGCCTTACCGCCCTCAACGTGATCCTTTAAAGGTGGTTTTAAATGTCCTTTCCATTCGTGATTTTCCGGGTATAAATTTCCACTCCGTCCGCTTTCGCTTGTCGGGTGCGTATTGATATAAATTGTTTTTCCTGTTTCGTTTACAAATTGGCGCGCCATGTTTAAAAATCTATAATTTCCTTCGTAATTCATTTCGCGATCAAGTCCCGTAAACGGGTCAATTAAACAAGCGTTTGCGTCTGAAGCTCTAAAAATTTCTAATAATTCAGTCGGTTTGTAAAGTTTTGAATTATCGATAAATGTAAACGATTGCTCTAAAAAGGTCGAATAATTAATTATTTCCTGTTCGGTTAATTCTTTGAACGGGCGCCCTGAATACATTTGTACCATGTCGCGTAAAATTTGCCCGTGTTGGTTTTCGCCACTCCAAAGAATAAATTTTAAATTATTGGTTAAACTCAAAGTTAAAAAATACCACGTGATCCAATACGATTTTCCGACGTTATCATGTCCTAAAATAATATTCAATTGTTTTGGTTTAAATCGTAAATGAATATCCAACGGGCAACCAATTTCGAGGCCTTGTTTTATTTTTCCGTGTTTATAATCCAATAAATAATTAATCCCGGACCCGCTTTTAATTAACATTTTTTGCTTTTTTAAGTGCTTCGGTTTTAGCAATTGAAGCCATAACGTTTCTATAAAGTGCATCGTCTGAACTTTCGTAAACGGGTTTTTCTTCTTCAATCCAATTTGAATTAAATCCTCCCCAACTTTTTTCAACGCAAGTTTTTAATATTTCGTTTTTATCTAATTTACATTTTTCAACTTCTATAATAAATTTATCAAATGCTGTTTTTGTGTTTGTTAGTTTTTTAGCCTTTCGTACTTGAATCCAATCATTAACTAAATTTTTATTAAATCCGTAATCAATTAAAGAATTAAAAAAACTATATATATATATATCTTTATCACTATCACTATCACTTACGGCATTTTTGGTACGTTTTGGTATGCGATTAGGTGCGGTCGTATGCGGTTGTATGCGGTCGCATTCTTTTGTATTCCATCGCTTATTTGCGTTCTCCTTATTTCGTTCTCGTATGCCTTCGTATTTTACTAGATCCCTTTTTAAACTTTGTTTAATTGGCTCGAATACAACCTCCGTAAATTGATCCTGTGGTTCGGGGTTTTGATCATTAACGTATCGTAAAATATGTTTAAATAAACGCCCCGTTTGTTCGTCGTTTAGTTTTTCTATCGTATGGATTAAATCCACGTATAATAAAAAACTTTTTTTTTCTTTTGCCATTTTGTTAATTTATAAGTAAATAAAAAAGCCTCATAAAATCCACGGCTCTCACATCGTTTCATTTATAAGGCTAATAACTTTCTTAGTTCTATATTGTGAGAGCGAACCATAATGCAAATATACTATTTTTTTTTGTTTTTATTCATTTTTGAAAAATAAATTTTTTGTTTAATTCCATTAATGTTTTTTTCTTTAAAATTTCCCCGGTCGTCATAACTCATTTTATAAACAAAACTAGCGTCACCGTACTCGCCTCGTCCAATTTCAACGCCTTTTGTTGCGCTTTCATATATTTGACTAAGTAAAGGTTTTAACCCTATTAAATCGCGTATTTCAATCTCGATTAAAATCGTTTTCATTTTTCAGGTGGTAAAATTTTAAACTCCATTATTTCGCCGTTTGTTTTTTCGTTTTTGGTAATCATTTTAACTAAAATATTTTCCGTGTTAACTTCGATTATTTCGCCAAATTTTCTGCCGTTTTTCTTTACTGTTTTATTGTCAAAATTGAAAATAAAATTATTTGCTTTTTTCATAGTGTTTCAACTTTTAAAATTAGTGGTCTGTATAAATCCATTTTTATAATAGCGTGGTCGCGGTCGTACGCTTCCAAAACTCGAATACCTAAACGCTTTTTTCCGTTCTCAAAGTAATTAAAGGTAATTTTAAATCGTTTCATTTTTTGCCTGTATTAATTTCGTTAAAATTCTGTTCGCTCAGATAGTCCAAATATAAATCTATATTAAAACTCCCGCCTTTATCTTCCGTAACTGATTGACTTCGCCACCACCTAACGCACTGCATAACGTTAGGGCTAATTGGCGTAAATTCGTTTTCCTGTATCTTAATTTCTTTTTTCATTTTTTTAGTTTTAATATTCGTTAAAATTAATTTGATCTCGACTATCTAGCCACTCCCCCAAACCGTATCCGTTTAGATCCTGATAAATTACGTTTTCAATCGCTTTATTTACTTCGATCATTTCCTGAACGGTGGGAATATAAACGCTTTTAACGCCGTTAATCCATTGTTCGCAATCGTAGTGCGTAACGTGTAACGTTGCGGTGTTTAAACTAGCATTATAACTGTTAAACTCCCAATTAAAAAATAAACAATATTCAACCTCGTTTTCCATGTTATAATAACAAAGGTTATTTGGATCTGTAAATTCTAAATTTTCAATTTTCATTTTTCTAAGTTTAAACGTTCTAATAATTCCTCGATAACAAATAATTTCGTTATTGCTCGTTGAGTATCCTCGTCTGCGAACCCAAACGCGTCGCGGTTTTCAATGTAGTTGTCGTTTAGCTCGTTTGCGTAAGCTAAAATAATTTTAATCATTTCTTCTTTGTTCATTGGTTTGGTTTTAGTTGGTTACGTTTCTAAAATTTCTTTCGTTTAATACTTTCTCTACTTTTTTAATTGAAGTTGTTAAAATTGCGTTTTCAGTAGCAGGCTCCATTTCATTTTGGAATACAATTTGCATTTTGAAAGTGCTTTTGTCATACCATGTTGATACCTTACAATATTCATTTTTGTCATTAACAAATTTGCCAAAGTTTAATGCTTTTAAGTGTTGAGATAGTGTTTTCATCTTATTCTGATTTAAAGGTTAAATAATAATTATTCTGTTTTGTTATGATGTAAAATTAATACATAAATTTAATATAACAAGTAAAAAGACAATTATTTTTTAATTATTTTTAATCTTTTTTTTAAAACCCTTTGTTTTGCTACGTTTGAGGCGTTAAAAAAAGTGTAATTTATAATCATTATAAATAAGAAACGCTATTTTTTAACATTTTTAGACGAAAAAAAACCCGCGTTAACCAATAACCGCGGGTTTAAAACTAGAAACTTTTATAAAATTACGTTAAAATTCTTTAATTAAGCAATAAGTAACGATTTTTTGTGGCTGAATAAGATCAATAAACTTGTAATATTTTTCAGTATCGTTCAAAACCTGACAACCTAAACTAAATCCGCCTATTATTTCCTTTATTTCCGGAGCGCTCAAAGCGTACGTATTTGTGTGGAAATTAATACCGCACATCACGGGCAAAGAAACGCCCTCGTCGACCTTTTTATCTTTATTACCGTCCCTACTTATTAAAAACGGTTTTGCTTGTCTTAACGCTCGCATTTTTTTTCTATGTAATCCGTATTTCCATACGTCGTAATACCACTCGTTCGTTTTAATTACTGCGTAGCCTGTTGGATTATACGTATTATATTTTAATAGTCCGTTAACGCCAGCGTTTGTCGTTCCTGTACTCATTAAAATAAATTCCTGTCCTTTAAATAAATAAAATTTATCGTCAAAAGTATTAAAAACGTCCTCCAAACTTTGAACGCCGATTATCCAATAATCCGTAGGAAAATTTTTAAAACTTGCTAACGATTTTACTTTATTAAGTAACTGCGCGTCCGTGTATTTTTTAACCATTTTTTTTACGTTTTAAAACTGCTATAATTGCGAATAATAAGATCATGAACGAAACGATAACTTTTGAATAATCTTTATTTTCAAAATCTTTTTTTATTTCCTTTGTTTTTTCAGTTACCACCGAAATAAAAACGCTATCCGTAATAATCAAATGTTCGTCAATAACTGTAACGTTGTGATTTTTCAAGGTGTCAACGCTTACCGTGTCGCCTGTTGCTGAGTAACTGAAACTCCATACAAATAAAATTCCAATAAATAAAAATTTTTTCATTATTTTTTGTTTTTAAATTTATTTTTAAGCCAATCGATAAAAATACCGTAAACGTCTCCAACTAGTAAATCTAGTTTTTCCGTTATTTCGTTAGCTATCCACCCAACACAAAACGAAATTAAAATTACGATTTTGGGACTTAAATCCTGATAAAATAATTCAATTACTCCGGTAACTGAAAACGTTAAAATTCCTGCGATTAACATTCCTAAAATAACGGTCGTTCCTGTCAACTTGTTTTTAAGTCCTTTAATCAACGCTCCGAACATTCCGATTCCCATTGCTAATAAATCGCCAAATTGTTCAATACCTTTCATTATCTTAAATTTAAAAAGTAATTAAACGCCATTTGCATTGTATATTCTACTCCGTCAATCCTGAAATAATTAACCTCTTTATAGGTTTCGTCGCCCTCAACGTAAGTAAAATATTCGTTTAAAAAAACGGATCTAAACGGAAATTCGCATTGTAATCTAAACCCCTGTTGAATAACCATTTCGCCGGCTAATAAATTTATTGAACTTACGAACATTTTATCCGCGCGCGCTTCAAATTTTAAAACGGGCGTAATCGTTGCGCCGTCATCAGGATTGAAAACGTAATTTTCTATTAAAATTGTAAAATAGTTTCCAACTTTGTTAATCGTAAAATTTTGTCTTTTAATCATTTTTCTTTTTTTTAATCGTTAGTAATATGTTCGTTTGTTTTTAAATTTATCTTCTACCTTACATTTTAAACTAGCTTTTCGGCTAAAATCAAAATACGTAATTTCAGAACTTTCGTTTACAATAACGGGTAAATCCAAATAACGGTAACTGTGATTGAATACGTTATAATCTGAAATAAATAACTCGTTTTCGCTGAGTAAAAATAACGTCATTAATGGACGAATAAAACACTCCGTTAATGGATCCGTATTAATTTCATACGTGTTTAAATTTTCACGGATTACGCGCTTCATTTCCCTATTGCCGTAAATAATATTATCCGTTTCCGTATTCGGTTGTTGACTGCCAATAAAACCCGCAAATCTAAACGAATAATCAACGTTAGAATTTGTAAAATTTATTCCTTCGGTTTCCTGTATTCCATTAAACAAGGCGCGAACGCGTGCCGTTCCCAAAGCGTTGGCAACTGAATAAGGTTTTAAGTTATATTTTCCCCAACTAACGGAACCAATTACGCCTGAAATATTATAATCGATTTTTAGCGCATAACAACCAATTCCGTCGCTGTTTAAAACGTCAATCCAACTAATCGTACAATAATACGCATTCGGTTCGTTTGGAAATGGCACCGGTACGGGCAAATAAGACGTTATAACGCCGTTTTTGTATAGCGCAAAGGAAAATATATCAGTCGGGTCGCTTAACTTAATCCACGCGCTCGTTTTATCGTTTTTCCACGTATCCGAACCTGCCGAACCTAAAACCAAATATTCACAACAACAATCGTCCGCGCCTCTATCCTGCTCAACGAAATCCGTTGGCAAAGTTATTGCGGAATATTCACGTAAAAATCGGTCTTCAACTCCACACGTTGTACATGCTATCGCTTCGGTAACAATTGAAATAGGGCTAAAATTTAACCAAATTAACGACAAGGCTATTGAATCCGGGCACGGGTCGGGCGTGTCTAACGTTCCAATCCAATTGGACGGCACCGTATAAGCCGGCATTATACCCATTCGCCACCCTAAACCAACGTTATCGTAATAAATCCTATAATCGTTCCCTGAATAATTGAATAAATACGAATTTTGACCGTTTACAATACTATCAAATTGAACGTTAATAATATCAATTACGGGTCCGTTTGTTAGTGTTATTTTTAGACATTCGCACATGATTAAACCTTGTTAATTGTAACAATTACTGACGGCGTTGCCGGGTGCGGTACAACTAAATCCGCTGCCTCCGCTAATAATTCAATCGCTAAATCGTTAACCGAATACATTATACTAATATAATCGTTCGCGTTTAAATATTGTACAAAATTCCAACTTGCAACCAATTTTCCGCTATTTGCGACAACCGTTAAGTGAGTATTTGAAAACGGAATATCGACGTTATTTTTACGAAACCAAATTGAAATATTTTTAGCTGAACCGCCCGAAATCCTGTTTATTTGTGCTGAAAATTGTAAATTGTAATAACCCGCCGTTCCCGCTGTAATTGCGGACATGGTTGTTAACGTTAAACCCTGCTCAAAAACAACCGTAGCAAATTTTAATTCAGTAGGCGTGTTAATTGTAAGTGCTAATTGCGTTAAATCGCTGTAATAAATACCCTTTGAATTATTGTTAATTATACTTTCGTTCATTACCGCCGTCGGGACTTTTTTACTTTCGTAAATTAATCCGTTAAATTGATCGACATCAAAAAAAGAATCATCAATATTTGTCGCTGTTAGTGGGTAGTTGTGTATCTCGTTAGCCATAATTTTAATTTATTTGTTTAATTCCTCCTGTTGTCGTTTTTTTATTTCCTCCTGTTGTCATTTGTTTTCCTAAAATTGGAAACGGCGTCGTACAAGCTTTTATTTTCGTCGTAAATTTACAACCATTTTGCAAATTAATTTTACTCGGATCGAAAAAACATTCCATACGTGCAATTGACGGCGTCGGGTATGTTATTGCCATTAATAAAGCACTTAACGGACTTAACGGATTTTGTAAATTTCCGTCAAAATTAACCGACGTTGAACACCACCAACGTGGCGAACTTTCAGTTGGCTCAACCGTTATTTGTCCCCAAACATTTGACGCCCAATTTGTGCCGTCTAGTAATTCGTGAGTCGCCACGACCCGCATTAATCCACCCTCAACAACTACCCCGACGTTTTGATTTGTCGCGTCGATATATAATTCA